ATGAAAAAAATCATTATCTCGTTATTACTACTGGCAAGTTCAGGGGCCGCGCTGGCTGCGCCACAGGTCATCACCGTCAGCCGTTTTGAGGTTGGCAAAGATAAGTGGGCGTTTAATCGGGAAGAGGTGATGCTGACCTGCCGTCCAGGTAACGCGCTGTATGTCATCAATCCCAGTACGCTGGTGCAATACCCATTGAATGATGTTGCCAGACAGCAGGTAGAGAGTGGGAAAACTACGGCGAAGCCAATCGAGATTATCCAGATTGACGACCCGGCGAAACCGGGCGAAAAAATGAGCCTCGCACCGTTTGTGGAGCGTGCAGAAAAGCTCTGCTAATTGTCAGATGCAGCGTTCTGATTTCCAATAAAAAACCGCAAGGCTCGCTCAGGAGAACTTGCGGTTTTTACGTTTGGATGTGTGACAATCGTCCTTTTTTACAGGCCACTTTAGTCGCGGACTGGAAAACCTGGCGCTGTCATCTATTCTTAAATGGCAGGGTAACTTAGCCTGCATTAATGCCAACTTTTAGCGCACGGCTCTCTCCCAAGAGCCATTTCCCTGGACCGAATACAGGAATCGTATTCGGTCTCTTTTTATCTATCTGTTTTCATTGGGTTTTTTCGGTGCTTTCACGAAATCCCACGAAAATTACTCGAAATTTCCATATCCTGTCTAAACCATAACATATTCTGCACCGCGTGCGTCCAGGTATTTTTTGGTCATTGTTAAATTTTTATGCCCCAGCAGTCTCTGTGCGAAATCCTCTCCGCGCTCCCTTTCATAGAGCCTGCTCGCCAAGCTCCTGATCTCATGGAACGGGGGAGGGTTGGGGCCAAACTTTAACTCTGTAGAATCCCTGATATCAGAAAATGCTTGGGTGATTCCGTCCGGAGTTAACGGACCTGGCTTCCGGCCACCACGCCTTACCGCAGAATAAAGCATGAAGTCTGACGGGTTGTTTTTACGACAACGGTCGATAACATCCTGCAATACCAAATCAGCAGAGTCCAGTCGCAAATCAAGTGGCAACGCCAATTTGTGACCTGTCTTTTCCTGCGTGACAAACAATCTTCCATCCCTGATATCGCTGAATCTGAACAGTGATACGTCCTCTCTTCTCTGCCCGGTGACCAGCGCCAGGTCACATGCATTTGCAGCCCATCCAGAATGAGCGGTAGCGGCTTCCCTGATTATCTCGAACTGTTCAAGTAGAAGACGCTCGCGCTTAACTTTTGGTGTTGGTGTTCTTGTCGGCTCAGCCGGATTCCTTTCAATATGCCCCTCGACAATTGCTTCCCTGAAAATATCCAACAACACCGAACGTAGTCCGGAAGCCATGCTCTTCTTGTCGCAGAGTATGTAACTCTCAAGGAAAGTAGATATATCCTTAGTGCTGACCGCCGATAGCGGCATACGTCCGAATTCATCACTGATAGTGGCGATCTGGTTGCGCCTGACCTTCATCGTGTTGGGCTTCAATTCTCTTCGCTCAAGAATTACTTCGTAGCGCTCAAGCCAGGTTTTCACCGTAAATGTTGGTGTTTCCTTTATGCGGTCCAGCAGCGCTGACGGAAGGTAATTCTGTTCGATGTAGTTATTGGCTTCGATGGCCTGAGAAATGGCGTCCTTTCTGTCGATCCGGCCAAGAGATAACTCTTGACCGGTAATCGGGTTTCGCCAGCTATAAAGCCTGTCTCTTTTACGATAGGTCAGGTTACGGGGCAGGTTAGCGTCGTAACGAACTGGCCTTTTCGCCATGAGTCAGTCTCTCCAGTAGAGTGCCACCAGTTGGCAGCGGTATGCGTTTTGCTTTGGGACGAAGGTTCTTTTTGCTCGGATCCACATAGATGGCATCAGGCTGAACCTTATATTCTTTGCCGTGAAGTTCCGGAGCAGGGTAAATACGCCCCTCCCGCGCCCAGCGGCGAAGTGTTGAAAGAGACGGTGGGGTTGAATAAGTTGAATTCGCCCATTCCAGCAGATTAAGAAGCTTGGCCATACTACCTCCGGCTCCCGGCAACTTATTATAGAGCTGCCGGAAAACTGTTATTGAAATATCGTTATCAACTCACCTGACCCGGCAACGCGCGCAACCGGCGCATACCTGTCATCGCCGTGGCCACGTAGCTAGCCTTACGGTTCACTACCTCCACCCAGACCTTCACACCTTCAACTCTCACCGTGTACGTCTCTTTCATCTTGCTGCGCCCGTAGTCGCCGTAGCGTTCGTGATGAGTGGCTAGTGCGATGTCGCATGCCTGACGCGCTAACGGGGATTGTTGATTCCCTCGGTTAATCAGTCGCATGCCCATCGCCTCCGATACGCTTAAACTCAATAACCCACACCCACGGGTTAACCTGCCAACTGTCATCGCCGTAAATGGACTTCCATAGATAGCGGTAACCATCGACCAGTAAATCACCAAACCCGGTATAAGTTATTCCCTCAGCTTCGGCGTCGGATTCAGTAATTGCGTTCAAGCGCTCAACGCGAACGTCGGTAATCTCCAGCGTGATACGGCTGGCCCAGCGCGGCATGTGAATGGATGGACGCCAGCAGCAATGCAGATTATCGTCGGCATCGAAAAACTCTGGTGCAGGCTTGCCATCGGCCTTGTAAACGCAGAACTGAGCTTTCTCAAATGGTGTGGAGTCTTTGCAATAGGCGTCCATCTGATCGAAATCGAATAATGGCCCTTGAAACGTCTCGCGCACCCAGATGCGATCACCCGGCTTACCAAACGGACTGTTCAAATAGTTTCTGGCAGACAGCTCCCCAGCGAGTTCGTTGCCGGATAATTCACAGCCAAGATTGCGATCTTTGAATGGGAACTTAATCGGGCGCCGCGTCTGCGTTTTGCGACCGTCGAGAATGGCGCGAACCATCTCACTGTTAAAAATCATTCCGCGCTCAGTCATTCCAGGCCTCCAGTTCGTTCTGGATTTCCTCGTCAACCTCGTCATTGGTGGCGTCTTCGTTCAGATAGTCACGCGCCTCTTTGAGATACTGTTCGCGGCGTTCGTGATACCAGGCAGAAAACTCCGGCGACCATCCTCGATTAGCCCCCTGAAAATCTACCATCGCATTATCCTCAGCTATACGCTCGACCATGCAATCAGCGGTGGTCAGTGCCGCCTTGCGGATGTAACCCCACAGGTCGCGCTTACGCCAATACTGGCTATATTTCGAATCGCAGAGCGGTTTAAATTCGACTTCCCAGCGACGGATGCAACGTGCATTTAATGATTTACTCATTTCTTTACCAGGAGGGCGAACCCTCCCGCCTCCCTTAGCCCACGTATTCCGGTTTCATATCTGCCAGGGTGATGCTGAACTGGTCGTGCAGCTCGTCGCCCAGGTGACGCTTGGCCGCCGCAAGAACTCGCTCAACTTCACCGAAACGCGCTGCTGCATCCGGTTCGTCCGGAGATGGCAGGGAGTTGATCGCGGCTTCGACCTTGTTACGTGAATCAACCAGGTAATAACGTTTGACTGCCTTATTTTTCAGTTCAGTGAACAGGGCAGATCCGAGCGTGGCCTTCGCGCTTTCGATATCAGCACGCAGTGCTTTGGCGCTATCAACATCCTGTGCTGCCTCGATGCGCTCGCGGAAATCATCGGCAAGAGCGTCGATATTTACCGACGATTCGTGTGCGCTTTGCGTGGTTGTGACGGTGTCACCTGAAATATCTGCCAGGCTAACGCGTTGCGGTGCCGGGTTAATCTCTTTCTCAGTGCGCGGTTCAACTTCATCTGGGCTGTAGACGCCAAGGATGACTTCTGGGCAGTACAAGCGCGCCCAGTACTTCACTGCCAGATAAGCGATCTGCTGCTTCGGCGCTGTTTTCCACAATGGAGAGTTACGTGTGGTGATATCTGCCAGGTAGATTGGTTCACCCCAGGTTATTTCTTCTTCTCCGCGAAGTACGGCGCCAACCCGGATAAACAGGCCTAATTCATCGCGGCCGTCTTTTTTGCCGGCGATCTTCTCCCAGTCACCGCCGTATTCGTAATGGAAGCGACCCACGATGGCACTGGAGCTGGAGATTACTGCGTTGACCAGTTGCGCTTCGTAACCCAGAACGCCGTTGACCAGATGCGTTTTCTGGGCAACTGCATATGGGTTCATTCCCCATTGCATAGCCTGCATGACGATCGCCATACAGTCGGCGGGTTTCCCCGCCAGGTGTTTGGGGACGGTGACGGCAGACTGAGCCATCAATTCAGCGAACGAAGTAAGCTGGCCGAGTGCTTGCACGTTGAACACAGCGTTGCTGGCGGAAATGGTGTTTGGTGCCTGCTCGGTCGTAATGATGTTGGTATTTTGCATGGTCAAATCCTCCATTAAGCCAGACGTAGCGCTTCAAGGCGGCGCAGGTCGAAGTCGTTCAGTTCGTCGGTGTAATCAGCGGTGATTGGCGCTGGCCACTCGCCAGTGTCAAAGCCGGTAGCGATAGCACGCATCGCCTTGCGGTACTCGAGCATGCCCAGCTCCAGAAGTTCGGCGGATGCCTCGATGATGGCAATCCAGTGGTAGTTCTCGTCTTTGTTGACGAAAATCCAGAAGAACTGGTCCAGTGCCGCGGTCTCGCAATACATGGCGGCGCTCAGGTGGTAATCACGGTCGATGATTTCCCGGTGCAGTTTGGCGCGCAAACCTTCCTGTTTAATGTTCCACATGCTGATGGTTTTCAGGTCGGCACCGATGCGAACGCCGTCCAGGTCGATCTCCAGATCAGGACGAACGCGGACTTCCAGACCGGTTTCGTCATCAAAGCCAAAGTAGCTCACCTCAACAGCGCGGCTCGGATGCTGAAGCAGCATCCCGGCGGTTGGGTGTGCCAGTAATGCCGACTGAATAGCCAGCGCGGTGCTCAGTTGCTGACGGGTGACCAGTACTTTCCCTTGCGGATTCTCGCGCCACGCATCCAGCAGTTCGTCGGCAAAGACGGCGTCCGGGTTAACAGACTTCACGGTCTGAATCAGATCCGCTTTGGTACCGGACACTTTCAGCGGTTGCGGCTTCTGCGCTTCCTGCGCCACCAGGTCGGGATTGATGATTGCCAGTTGCTCGAGTAACGCATCACGACCACCGCTGGTTTTCACCTGAGCAGGCAGGGTGGCGTTGTATTCCTTGATGCAGGCTTTCATCGCCGCTGCGGTCTGCTTCTGGTCCGCTTCGATCCGTTGGTACTCTTCTGGCAGCGACATGTAGCTCTGGCCAGTTTCCTCGACTGAACCACCCAGTGGCACCTGAGCAGGCAGGGTGGCGTTGTATTCTTCCAGCAACGCTTTGATGTCGTCGGTGCTCAATTGCGCTGGCAGGCTGGCGTTGTACTCATCGATAAACGCGCGGATTGTTGCCGTTGTGCTGAACGCGCCTTCCGGGATCACCGGTTCAACGCTGAACTCTTCATCAAGCTGCTCTGGCTGCAACGCCAGTCCGTGCACGAGGTTACCCATATCCAGTACCGGAGAACGCTCTTTGGTGATCGTTTTGGCGACGTGGCGCGCATTAAAGTACATCAGGCTGACGCGGGCATCTTTCACCTGTGTGCTGCTGATCCCGTTCGCAGCGTGATAAACCTCGTTCGGCAGACCTTCATAGCGGCCTGGCTCGAAGTAGGCGGGATACACAACAGCTGGTTCGTCAGATTGCGCTTCTGGCTCGGTTTGATTCACTTTTTGGGTGTTTTGATGCGCATATTCATCATTCTGATGCGCATTTTCCGGTTTTTGTTTCACATCGGCTTGCTGGCCGGTATGTGACTCTTCACCAGTTTCCAGACTGCTTTCGCCTGACTGCACTTTATCACCAGCCTGTTCTTCATCACTGACAGTTTCTTCCATCTGCACATTGCTGGTGGTCTCCGTAGCCTTTTTCGTGCCATGAGTTGCTGAGTTCTGCAGCAAAGCTGTAACGTCGAATATCCCGTTACCGACATTTCTAACCAGTTCTTGTTCGACTTTCTGCGGTTGTGCCGCCGCTTCCTCTGCGCGGCGGCGTGCTCCTTCTTCACGCACGCGTTGCAGGTTCTCTTCGTGAGTGCAGAAGGATTTACGCGGAAACACCTTGCTTTCAGGTTGGGAAATTTCCTGTGCTGCGGGTTCAGCCTCATGCAACGGCAATAACTCGACCGCGGAATTGAACGCGGCTGTCATGGTCTGGTTAACAAATTCCAGGTGAGCGACAGGAGTTAAATGAATATTTTCCGGTGCGATACGTACCAGGTTAAAAATAGCCGTGCGGTTAACACCTAGAACGCCTGGCTGATTGCGCAGGATGTTGCTCCATGATTTCCATGGTTCTTCTTTTTTGGTCACGATTTCTTTAGCGCGACGAAGAATGCTGCCCGGAATTTCGAAGTGGTTGAAGTCCATAGGCAGAAGGGCACACGCAATCTCTAAATCGAGAGTGTCCAGTGTGTGGTGTGCGTCAGGTCCACGGTCAGTGACGTAACCGCCGTCGGCATTAGTGCCGGAATCAGTACGCTGCACACTACTGATGCGATTACCGGCGGCCCATTCGCGAACGAGGATACCGTGGTCGATGTGATCTGTAGCGAACCACAATTTCAAAAACTGGATTAAGGTTGCGAGTTCAGGGATTTTTCCATCGACAGGGAAGACTTTCTTAACGGCATTCACGACTTTATGAATATCGTGTTCAATCGCTTTTTTGAATGCTTCCACATTCTCAGCAGCTAGCAGCAGGTTCTGGATGTACGTGTCATCCGTGTCCATCTCAAGGCGGACAATCTCGTTTTTCTGCCCAGCGTCGACGTGATAGAGATATTCACCATCACCGATGAACTGAGCCAGTACGCGCTGACGGAATGGCAGGGTGGCAACGACGATCAGGTTCGGCTGCTCTGACTGCTGAGATTCTTCTGCGGTGCTGTCTTCAATATCTGCGTCGTCGACAGACTCATCTTCAGCCTGTTGTTTAACATTCCAGGTGCGCTGGTCTTCGGCCAGTTCATAACGATCACACCAAGTGAAATCAACTTCACCTTCTTCCGGAAGGTCATCAACAACCGGGAAATCAGTGCGAATCGGTTTGGCGTAGTCCTTACCGCGACCCGTTTCGATGCCAGCATCTTCCAGTGCAACATCCAGCTGCAGGTTGGCGCGAGCCTCGGTTTTAGCAGTGAACCAAATCACTGCATCTTGCTTTCCGGATTTCTGAGTGGCTTTAACCACATAAAAGAATTCCATGTGAGATCCTCATTTTTGGGTGTTAGAATCCCCGGGCCATTGATAGCGCCCATTGGGTTAACTTTGGTTTTGATGTTGTTTCCGGTGTAACTTTGGTCGGTGCCACCGGACGTAGATCCCGCCTTGCGCGGGGTGTACGTTAGCCTTCGTGAGCCATCTGGTCGTGCGAAGCGCAACGTCTGGAGCAATACTCTTTTTCTTTGCGCGCCAGCTGTGAGCCGTTGCGATAGAGAAGGGTGCTCTTGATTACTTCCTCCGTTTTAACCGGCTTGCCGCAATATCCGCATTTCTTGTCTAACATGACATCCTCCGCTAGTGGCTGAGTCCATGCCCCAGACCGTTCAGATAAACTTCAACCAGCAAATCCTTGGTGTAAGTCATCTCCACGCCGCGATGCAGATACAAACGTCCGCGAGCGTTAGCTGATGCCGTCCAGGTTGAGTCTTTGTGTTTGACGAGCATCCCCGGCTGAACTGCGCCGCGGTTTACTGTCTGTGTACCGTAGTGCTGATGAACCATGATGTTCTCCACTATTGCTGAGTGAACTTCGCTGGTGGTGCCGTGGTGCTGATCTTCACAGTTGAGCGTTTTAACTCTGCAGTTCACCACCGCGAAACCCACTCTTATGTGCCTGTCTTTTATCCACTTCAGGCTCGGTGGTATGCTGGTAGTTCTCACACAGCCAGCAAGGAATAACTATGAAATCAGTAACTAAGCCATGTCCTATTTGTGGTGAAGATGCTTTGTCTTTTAACCAGACAAATCAGTTGGTTAACATCAAAGTAAAACCACCAACTATTCGTGAAGTTCCATCAGTGGTTTACGTTTGCGATACTCACGGATGGTTTTCACTTTCAGAACAGATAAACAGACTCGTCACATCTAATGACGACCCTGCGGCTAAGCAAAAACTGGCTGTTATTGTCAAAGAGCGATATGTGCCGGAACAGGATCAGCCGTTAGCCCTGAAACCTATTGAGTCGCTCGCATAAGGTCTTTTCGGCTCTCGCTGCGATATCCCAGGCGGTACATTTTCACGTAGGCTTTGCCGCGAGGAATGCCGCCTGTTTTGTTGAATCTCTGCTGGGCGCGGCGATGGTGTTTTGCTTCAGGGCTGTTTGAACCTTTCCCGCCATTCGATCGAGAACTTGGGAGTTGCATTGGCTTTTGGCGTGAATAGAATTTACGTGCCCAGCATGCTCCAAAGCCGATCATGCCTGTTTTCTTCGTATTACCTTTCATCTCAATCCCCTTTTGCCCTTGTCGCCAGGCTGGCGGAACGTTTGAACCTTATGCGCTTAGTGTTTCGCGATGAGGTGATAATGTACCATGAGTTCAATGAAGTAAAGTACCTAAAGTACATTTTAATAAATCAGTTAGTTCAGTTGGTCATAATTCTATGAACTTTAAGGTAATTTATTTTTTATTTGATTCCTGTTATGCTCAAAAAAACATCAGAGAGATTGTTGCTATGGGCTTAGGTATGGATATGTCACGTGATGAACTGCTGGAGGATCGCGCAGCGTTCATTGCTGGCGAGATTGGCGGAGCGGTTGTTGAGTTGATAATCGATGGTGTGGTGATTGACCGTGACGCTATTGTCGACCAGCTGGAAGCTAAGCGTAAGGCTGTAGGGAATGTAATCCACAAGGGATTTTTGCGGGATGCAGCGGAGTTCGTGAGGAAGGGGAAATAATGGCCCGACTTTCTTTGCCGGGCAAATGGTGCTAGTCGGCCCAACCGGATTTGGTATTGATCGCCGATTCCGCCATTGTGTATTTTTGTACGGTATTATCTTTAAATAGAATGGTCAGTTCTTTCTTAGTGCCGTTCGTGCCGTTATGGAACAAGCCATAGAATGGAATGAATGAGGTTCCATTCACTTTAACTTTGGCAAATGAGTACTTCCAGATCTCATTACCACCGTCGGTATAAGAGACTGCATCAGGAGAACCAAACAAGGTTTTCACTTCAGCCTTGGTGGTTTTACCTTCCTGAATTTTAGACTGAACACTTGTTTCAGTTTCGCTTTTAAGTTTCTGATTTCCAGAAGATGCGCACCCCGTTAGGGTTACAGCTAATGCCACTGCCAGAGCTATTTTATTCATTATGTATATCCATTGATTGCAATCGGAATCATCTTAACATTATGAGTGGCTTGGTCAAATAAATACCCGGCGCGGTGGCCGGGTGGATAATCAATGTTTTTTATGTTCAAGCTCAGGTCGTTGTAGGTTTTCTAAAACCTCTATTGCTTTAGTATTTTCTATAACCTTTTGCTGAACTTTATCGGCAAGATACTCTTTAAATCCTTTTGGCACATACTCTTCCCTAAGCCAACGTCGAAATTCGCCTAGTGCCTCTTCTGGGTAAATGTTGGCAGGGAGATTGCCGGCTTTGCTCTGCGGGAACCAATCTGGATATACGTGAGGATGTTTCTGCACATCCCCATACTTTTCGCTAAGCTTGTTACGTTTCCAGTGATTTGACCATCTAGTTCCAACGCTTATATCTGGAACAGTTTTAGGCCCCAGTTCAAATCCAGCATTAATCAAGGGAACGGTGATATCAACCATCTCTCTAAACACACTGAAAAATCCAGCAGGGATTTTATCATTAAGAATTATGCGTTCTTGGAAGCACTTCCAAGCGCCGCTAACTGGGTTTCTTGGATCGATTCCAACACTTCTAAATATAAACTCGCGAAGTGTTTGTCTTGCTAAAAGACGATAATTCCTAAGGGCTGTGGCATTGTTTGCTTGGCTTGCATCAAACGCATAATACTCAAGAATTGCCATGCAGACATAGTCTGGGTACGGATAATGATCCCGCTTTGTTTCTGAAGATGGAATGAACAGTGACTCAACGTCTATACCTTGATCGAGGAGGACGGTATCAATTTTTTTACCACGGGGTTTAAGGCGCTCACTAGCCCAATCAGAAGAAATATCCTGGATTACGCTATGATGCACACCACACATTTCAGCCAGTCCTCGACCAGTGAGATACGGTGTCCCATCATTCAGGACGCCCATTGCCACACCTTCAATCTCAACTTCTTTTACAGGAAATAACTGGAGGTTACCTTGGCGGGGTGATATTGGATTTATCTCATTAACCATTTGATTTTCCTTGTTAAAGTGTGGCGGGCAAACACTATTTTTCACTCACCCAAACGTCTCTTCAGGCCACCATAAGCACGATCGCAACAACCGAGAGCAAAGTAACCACGCCTACTATCAGATATTCTCTCATCACCCAAACGTCTCTTCAGGCCACTGTTAATCTGCTAACCATGCTTACGGTAGGTCTGCGGCATGCTGCCGATCACCTTTCCGAATACGAATATTTTGTTCATCTCTTCCTTCTCAATCGGCTCCCACGGTCGATAGGTCTGGTTGTCTGAGATGACCAAGAGTTTATCTTTCATCTTCTGAAGTCGCTTCACATGGGATGTGTCGTCATAAATGAAAGCGTAAATTCCATCACCATCAAAGTGTTGAACGCTTATATCGACAAACAGCAAATCACCAGGCTCAATCGTTCCAGACATGCTGTCACCGCGAACGTTGATGATGCGGATCTGTTCCTGTTTACGACCATTAAACATCTGACGCGCATCTTCTACTGAGTACTCCACGGAGCGTAATACCTCTACGAACTCACTATTGATCACGCCCGGTCCAGCGCTAACAGCTACATCGAGTACGTCTATACGAAATGTTTCGGTCGATTTCTGTAAGTGCCCCTCCACAATACCATCAGCCACGCTGTCACCTAGCAGGTAAGCTGAAGTTGTACCTATGCTCGCAGCAAGCTCTTGCAGCTTCCCACGCCTTGGAATTGATTCCCCGTTAAACCATTTGCTTACAGCTTTTGGTGTCAGCTTCATATTTTTGGCTATTTCAGCCTGACGACCATGTACCGGCAAACCAGCTTTATCGCAGGCCAGCGCTAGCCTATGGGAAAAGTCTTTTCGCGCTTTTTCTTCCTGAACCATAGGTTCAATCATAATATCACTTGCTTGAACTATCAGTTCCAACATAATATGTACTTACAGTTCAATTTGAGGGTCAAAGAATGCAACCTATTAGTCTTGGCGAAATCATCAAAATGATTCGCGTACCTGTAGTAGCAAAAGCTTGTGAGCGCAGTCCGCGCGCAATTTACAAATGGATCAATAGCGGCTGTTTACCACGCACTGATTACACCGGTGAGACGGATTATGCATCGAAGATTGCTGAAGCTTCAGAGGGGCGATTTACCACCACCCAAATTCTTGAGATCAGCAAACCAAAAGCAGCCTGACAGCAAATTAACCACGAAAGGGAAAGCACTATGCAATCACTTACGTACCAACAAAATACCGGATTCCATTCGTCCGCGATGATAAATCGCACTCAACAAGAGCATGGCGATAAACATGATGCCATTCGTGACGCGGTCCGCTCCTGGGCTGGTGCCGATGGTCAGGACGTAGTTACGGCTCTGATCATCGAAGAGTACCAGGCACAGGGTGGTGACGACATCACTTTCCCTGGCGATCTCTGCCGAAAGCGCCAGAAGCTGTTTCGCTTCCTGGACAATCATTTCAACAGCGAGCGGTACCGCGAGAACGTTCGTCAGCTGACTCCGGCAATCCTCGCTGTCTTGCCGATTGTGTACCGCAGTCGCCTGCTGCCAGAAGACAACATCATGGCTCGCCTGGCACGTATGGAGAAGGAAACCAGCGAAGCGAAGATAGCTGTCGCAATGGATGCGCCGCGTCATCAGAAGCTGAAAGAGCTGAGCGAGGGGATCGTGGAGATGTACCGCGTTGACCCTGGCTTAACCGGTCCGCTGATGGAAATGGTTCAAATGATGCTGGGGGTTGTATGACGGGTTCAAAAATGGCGAAAGCCGCGGTGCGCGAACACCAACGGCTTTCTGGTGCAATTCATTGCGAAATCATTGCGGGGTAAGTATGCCTAACCACAAATTGTTTTGCCAGCGTGTCGGACCGCGACTGGATAAATCTTCCCTTAATTATTCTTCAGGAGGACTTAATGGCCGGGGACTGGATAAAGATGCGTACATCACTGGTCACCAGCCCGAAGGTGAACGGAATTGCGCGAATACTGGAGCGTTCACCGGAGGTGGGAAAAATGTTCACACTTTCGCATAACACCACGTTATCAGACGTTGTAACGCGTAACGTAACCCGTAACGTTACGGTGTCGTTACTAGTAACGTTTTGGTCTGCGGCAAATGAACACTCGCGTAACGGTGTATTTGAAAATGCAGACCTGTCTGATATCGATGATATTGTCGGAGTACCCGGTTTTGGGGCTGCATTATCAACCGTAGGCTGGGCCATTTATGATGCGGAGAATAACTGCGTCATTCTTCCAAACTTCAATGAATACAATACGTCAGGTGATATGCGCTCAGCTACGGCCAAGACAAATGCGCAGCGCCAGAAGGAGTTTCGTGAACGGAAAAAACTCCAGGAAAGTAACGTAACGAGTAACGTTACTAATAACGTAACGCGTAACCACAGAGAAGAGAAGAGAAGAGAAGATCTAAACCCAGAGAGAGAACGCGCGGGCGGAAGTCATTCTGGGGATGATATTTCTGGAAATCACCCACCTCTGCCAGCTATCCCTCCCAAACCTCAGAACGAGGATTTTGGGCCCGGTCTGGATTTTGGCCCATTGGGTAAATTTCCGATCACTGACTCATGGACCCCGTCTCCAGACTTCGTGCGTCAGGCTGCGCTCTGGGGTAAGAACGTCGGCACTGAGCCGGGTTACACCGCTGAAGAACTTCAGCAATTCCGTGATTACTGGATACCTGACGGCAAGGTTAAACACCAGTTGGCTTGGGAGCAGACCTTTGCCAACAGTCTGTTGCAATCGCGTGGTCACGGCCAAAGGACCGTCCATGTTGGACAGCGAGATCCCAACCGAATTTCTGAGCCAGATAAAACCATCCCGACCGGGTTCAGGGGGTAACGGTGAAAAACATTGTTAATTCTGGCAGCGCTCTTGAGCGCCTGAAGAAACTCATTCCGCCAGGAGTTCAGCCGAAGTTCACCAGCGCGGAAGAGCTGCTGGCATGGCAGAGGGAAGAAGGCCTGAAGCGGTGTGAAGAACTGGACAGGCTGAATCAGAAAGCCCGGACAGAGAAAATTTTCGGTCGCTCAGGAATTCAAAGCCTGCACCGCAGCTGCACTTTCGAGAATTACCATGTATCCGGGGAAGGGCAGCGCAAAGCCTTCACGATGGCAAAGAGCTACGCACAGAATTTCGGTGCTGGGTTCGCGAGCTTCGTGTTTAGCGGTGGCCCTGGTACCGGGAAAAACCATCTCGCTGCAGCGATCGGAAATCATCTCCTGTCCGGTGGCCAATCAGTGCTGGTGGTGACAATCCCTGACCTGATGCTGCGCGTTCGCGAGTGCTACGACGGTGGCCAGTCAGAGGCTTCACTTCTGGATGACCTCTGCAAAGTCGATCTGCTGGTGCTGGATGAAGTCGGTATTCAGCGCGGTAGCAACGGGGAGAAAGTTATCCTGAATCAGGTTATCGACCGTCGGCTGTCGTCGATGCGTCCAGTTGGCGTTCTGACGAATCTGAACCATGACGAACTTCTCGGCGCATTGGGTGCGCGGGTTATCGATCGCCTCCAGATGGATGGCGGGATGTGGGTGAACTTTGACTGGGGCAGCTATCGCAAGAACGTTAGCCATCTCCGGATCGTTAAATAACCTCGAGGAAAAATCACTATGGCAAGCAAATCACTGTGGGCAATCGTCGATTTCCTTCGGGTTAACCAGACCATCACGCCTCGTCAGGTCCAGAGCCTGCTGGGATGTGACTGCAAGAAGGCACATAACCTGCTGCTTCACCTGGTACGCAGAGCGGTAGTAATCCGCACTGGCGAGCCGCACCGCCCGGTCTATTCGCTGCAACCCGGCGGGGAGTTGAACATCAAGCAGCTCAAATCGAACATGAGCAAAAACATGGTCACATCAGTTTGCCGCACAAGTCCGGCTATGCAGCGTGTACTGGCGTTTTACGGGAGAGCATCAGCATGAAACCAGATGTTAAAAAAATCATCGCCGATATCAAGGCGACAAAAGGGAACCGCAAATTTTGTAATGGCCTGGCTGGCACACTCCAGGATGATAATTATGCGTCATCGATTTGCAAATACGTTAAAACCGTAACGCCGGAAAGAATCGATCTCCTGATTGAATATGCTGAAAAACTTGAAGCCGAAGTCACAGACATGGCAGTACAGCTCGCTAACGCCGAGAGCAAGTGCAGGGAGCTGGCGGCGGAGAATGCGGCGCTGAAGTCGTTTGGTGACAAGCTATACAGCATGTACAAAGGTCTGGAAACCTCTGGCGGTGGATTCCATGACGAGCAGTCAATTCCCTATCAGCAAGCGGCTCTCGATGCGGCAATATCGGCGTTCGAGGAAATCAAAACCCCAGCCACCGACGCTATTCTGGCTGAAGTGCGGGCGCAGGGTGTGGAGATGTTTGGTCAGTACCACAACTTCAGCGAAAAGCTATTCATCCAGAAAGAATCGAAAAAGTTCGCCACCCAACTTCGCAAAGGAGCCTCGCTATGAGCGACGAAACAATGAAAATAGCATTGGCAAAGCAGTTGACGATTGCTATGCAAAACCTCGGTGCCTCTGTCGAATTACTATGCATTGTTGGGAGTTACGGAGATACACAGACGGACTCTGACATTCTCGAAATGATCGAGCAGCATAACGAGCGCGGAACCTGCATGGATGTGATTATCTCTCCGGAGTTCACCTGGAAACCAAGTTTTGGAGCAGCCAAATGACAGCACTCAACAAACAGGCGCTGCGTGAAGCGGCGCAGGAAGAAATCATGCTCCGCTCTGTAAGTGACACCTCTGATGCCTGGCAGGATGAAGCAAGCCCGGAAGCTGTGCTGGCGCTGCTGGATGAGCTGGAAGCCGAAGAGAATCGGATCGCAGAGCTGGAGACACGGGAGGTGATGCTACCAACGCCGTACCCGAAAGGTTACGGTCTGGCTGCTGATAAATATAACTTTGCACTGGAAGAATGTGCCGACGCAATCCGCGCCGCTGGCATTGGCGTGAAGGGGGTGTGAGATGGCACTGACGAAAAAACAACGTGCAGAGCTACGCATGAAGTTTGGCGGTCGATGTGCTTATTGTGGGTGCGAACTACCAGAGAAAGGCTGGCATGCTGACCATGTTGAGGCTGCATTGCGGAAGTGGGAATTTGGCGAACGTCAGTCCAATGGAACCCGGCGTGCTGTTGCAACCGGGGAATTCTGGCGACCTGAGAATGATGCTATCGAAAATCTTTTCCCGGCTTGCGCACCTTGCAACCTGTTTAAAGCCACATTCAGCGTGGACTTATTCCGGGAAGAAATTACGCGGCAGGCAGAACGTGCTCGCTCATATAGCGTCAACTTCCGCACTGCTGAACGATTTGGCCTGGTTGAAGTTGTCGAAAAGCCGGTTGTGTTCTGGTTTGAAAAATATCAAGAAGGAGCATCAGCATGACAACTAACAACCACCCGGCGCACGGTCCTGTATCACTCGATCGCCTGCACCAGATACGCGAAATACTCAGCAAAGCAGCAGCACAAAGCGACGGCGGTAATCTCGGCTACGCAATGGCTGATGCTGTGAAGGTGATTGATGGGGCTATTGCGGCGTTTGGTGCGAAGCTTGATGAAAATGGTCTTCTTCCATGCCCGCTCTGCGGAGGAGGCGCTGAGTTTGATTATGATGACGATAATCTCAACTGGATATCTTGCAGCGCTTGTGGAATTTCGACCGATACCGTATATCACACAGACATAGATGCGAGAGATAAGTTGCGTGAGGTATGGAACCGCCGCACCGCCATGCTTCAGGCCGAACCTGTAAGTAATAGTGATGAGTTACCGCTGGACTATCTGCAAGGACACAAAGACGGACTGGAGTGGGCTGCACAATTGGCAGAAGCCAATCATCCGCAAACAGGTGACTGGTTGTACGACGACCCAATCGAGCTTGCCAGAGCGATTCGAAAAGGTCCTGATATACCTGAATTTAAGTCAGTATCTGTTGATGAGGATGATAACTTCTACTCGTGGTTTGGCAGGTTCTGGTATGAAAATTATCAGAAAAATAATTATACAACATCTGCAAAACAGATGCTTGGTACGATGGCTGAATTTGCCTATAGGGCAGGTAGAGAGTCGGCAGCGCTGGCTGCCAACTCTCCGGTAACTCCGGATGATTGGCAATTAGTTCCGAAGGAGCCTACAGAAGCGATGAATAAAGCTGGCTGGGCTGCAATTAACGAACATGATGCAATTAACCCGACGTATAGAGCCATGCTCGCAGCAGCACCGCAGCAGGATGTGAAGTGACGAACAAGCTGACAATAATCCGCATAGATATAAATCAAGGCCCTTAGGGGCCTCTTATTCTATGATAAATGGACTTTGTTTGAGAGTGACATCATGAAGCCGAAGAAGCTAAATGCCGATCAGCAATACAAATTAGACCTTGAGTTAGTCAAGAAGAAACCCGCTAACCGGGCCGAGGCAAAAGCCCATTTGGCGGCACAGTTACGGATTAGCAAGCACAAGGCACAGTCATCTTCAAAAATCCGCATTGGAAGTTTCAGGGGAAGAAAGAAGGTGCATTTCAGTAAGGCGGAAGAAGAGGCTAGGGCAGCGCTAAATAAAGCAAATGCCATTAGATTTTCAGAAGGGGAGGTCGAGTCCGTCGATACGGATCGAATCTCAGAAAGTAACAAACGCTGGCGCGGGAGAACTGCTGACTAATGTCTGACTGGAATATTGCTGCAAAGCCGCAGGAAGAGCGCGATAAGGTTAACGTTGACCTGGCAGCCTCCGGAGTGGCGTACAAAGAGCGTATGAACATGCCGGTTATCGCTGAGCAGGTGGCCCGCGAGCAGCCAGAGAATCTTCGCGAATACTTCATGGAGCGCGTTCATTACTACCGCGAGCAGAGCCTGACGCTGCCGAAAGCATCCGATTCGCGCTATCTGGATATGGCTGCGCAGAATGAGAAGAAGTAATGGGCTGTCTCATTGTAAGCGGCATCAAGTTTTACGTTCTGGCAGAAGGTGAGTCATATCCGGATCCGCATGCTGATAACCGGTATGTCGGCGCATATGCCGTATTCCCGTTCGAGGGAAAATGGGTAGCTCAGAAGTATTTCAGGGGAGGGCGCTGGAGTGATATCACCGAACGCCGATTCAACACTGAAAGCGAGGCATTCAACTTCACATACGAATACGCGCTTACCCCGGAAAATCGCTTTAAATATTAACCCGAATCGGCGAGTTTTTTATTGCATTGATTTTCCATTATCAACTGTACATAATGTCAGTGTCAGTCTGAGCAACTGACAACCTTATGCGCCACGGAGAGCACCATGGCGCACGAACTACAACTAATCAAGCAGTCTTCAGGAATCCTGATCCCCGCCACGCCGGAGACCAGTGATATTCTGCAATCAAAATTCAAGCTCGGTGCCGTGCTGGTGGCTGAGTTCAGGCAGGTGAGGAATCCCGCATTCCATCGCCGCTTCTTCGCGTTACTCAATCTCGGTTTCGAATACTGGGAACCTACTGGCGGAGCAATCTCCTCCAACGAACGCAAGCTGGTAACCGGCTATGCCAAGTTTCTTGCCTCATTCGCGGGAAGTGAAGCCGCACTCCTGGATGCTGCCGAGCAATATCTGGACCGTATCGCCGATAAACGCGCCGGTAGTATCAGCATCTGCAAATCCTATGACGCATACCGCGCATGGGTGATCGTCGAATCCGGCCACTACGACGCCATACAGCTTCCCGACGGCACCCTTCGCAAACACCCCCGCAGCATCGCCTTCGCCAACATGGACGAAACCGAGTTCCAGCAGCTGTACAAAGCCGCGCTCGATGTTCTGTGGCGCTGGGTATTGTCCCGGGCATTTAAAGACCAACGTGAAGCGGAAAACGCCGCATCGCAGCTCATGAGCTTTGCGGGATGATGGCGATGAAAACAAGTTGGTTCCACCATCACGAATGCACAACCGATCAGGCCGACGAGCTGGTGGCCAGTTACCGTCGTCGTGGCGCCACGGTAGAACGTAGCCTGAATCGCGACAACATCACCTGGACCGTCAGCGTGCAGCTGCCGGAAAGCGAGAAAGCGCCGCGCCCTAGCCAGGTATGGCAAAGCAAGGCGTGGGGGTGAGTATGGCTAAGCTACCGCGCCGTAAGTGCGCCAACAAAGAATGTCGCCAGTGGTTCCACCCGGTGCGTGACACGCAGACCGTCTGCGGTTATGAGTGTGCCACTGCCGTCGGCAAAGAGCAGACCAGAAAAGCCCGGGAGGATGCACGGCGCAAGGAGTCCGCCAAACAGCGCGCCACTGAGAAGAAAGAGCGAGCCGCCTGGCGCCAGCGTAAAGCTGCAGTTAAGCCGCTGAAGCACTGGGAAGATTTAACGCAGCGTGTCGTCAATGACTACATCCGCGAGCGTGATGCCGATCTGCCATGCATTAGCTGCGGGACGTTCGAAACCGTCCAGTGGGAAGCCGGTCACTACCGATCACGCGGTAAGGCATCACATCTCCGCTATCACGAAGACAATATCAGTAAACAGTGCCACCACTGTAACGTGCAGTTGTCGGGCAATCAGCAGCAGTACCGCCTTGGCCTTATCGAGAAAATAGGGCCTGAGCGCGTCGAGGCACTCGAAAACAATAACGTCCCACACCGATACACCATCGAAGAACTCGAAACCATTAGGAAGCACTACAGCGCGCTTCGCCGTGGATTAATTAAGAGCAGGGAGGCTGCATGACATTTGAATCCTATTTTGCCGATCACCTCCGCGTTCGTTGGCAACGATTGCGCTTATATCACTTTCCCGGCTCTGTACTGACGGACTACCGAATACTGAAGAACTACATCAAAACCATAGGCGGTGCTGTATGAACACTCAATTTCTCGAATACGTGCGCCAGCAACTGATAGTGGCCACCGCCGATCTGAGTGGTGCGACAAAAGGGCAGTTGATGGCGTGGCTTGAAAACGCGCAGTTCGATACGGGAACGTTTAAACGTAAAAAGCCTCGAGTGCTGGATGAAGTGACCGGGGAAATGATTACGCTGGATAACCCGCCAATACCGGGCAAGCAGTCGCATGCCAAGGGCTCACATATTCCGCTGGTGCAGCCGGTTGAATACTCCACTGCATCGTGGCGCCGTGCGCTGATGACGCTCGAAGAACACCAGAAGGCCTGGCTGCTATGGAACTACAGCGAGAATGTACGCTGGGATAATCAGGTGCTGATTACTCAGTGGGGTTGGCAACAGTTCAGCCAGCAACTGGCCGGGAAGAGGGTGGCGAAGAAGACTATCGACCGGTTGCGTCAGTTGATATGGCTGGCGGCGCAAGATGTGAAGAAGGGTATTCGTGGTGGCGATCAATATAGCGGCATTGAGCTTGCGGAACTGACTGGAGTAGAAGAGAAAAACTGGTACAAGACATTTGGTGACCAATGGCAAACTATGCAGACGGTTTTTGAGTCGCTTGATAGAGATGCTTTGCTCACAGTTTCTCGATCACGTTCACAACAAAAGGCGACTAATTTCGAACAAACTATTGCTAAAGTAGAGAAAATAGCGCATATTTGAGTTTAATTTGATATTGTGCCAATGTTGTGTTCAGGGGTGGCAATTCAATTGCCGTTGAAGAAAATATGGCGCTTGAGTTAACCCGTTATTACTCGGATAAGCGAACCAGCCAGATGCGGGGTTTTGATTTTCCCCGCTGTAGATTCTTACTGGCTTAAGGTGATGCAAAAGCACGTATTGCATCATAATAATGTGCATAACGATTGAAAAATGGTGGATACATGCGTAATATGCCGCGCCATTGAAGGGACACTTCAATCCTAATTTGAATGAAAAAAAGTAGCGCCAACCTCTTGTCAGCATCCAACTATTTATGTAGGTTGGATTTGTAGAGCAAATCAAGGCCCTGCTAAGGATATTTAATTTGAACAAAATTCAGCCTACTGTCGTGTATACGATGACTTTTTTTATCATCCCTGCTTGGGGATTTTGGCTGCTTTCGCTCGTTAAATAATCAAACAGACGTATCCGTTCTGTTTTCTAAAGCTTTTCATCTCCTTATACAGCTAAAATACCCTCGGATTCGACTTGCGGCCGCATGTCGGTATTTTTGCTATGTATAAGGAATAATTTATAGAAGCCTCTGAAAACTCTGCTTCCGGAGTAAAAGTCTGGATACTGACCTTTATGGTTGGTTTACTGATGGCGATCGTATCGTTTTTTGCGGTTAGAATTGTCGACACTGTCGATGAATCTGAAGCCAACGTTCAGACTCTCAAAGAAGTACAGGCATCCCAAGGCGAAGTGATTAAAGGTCTTCAGCGTGACCGAGACAGAGCCGAGAAAGAACTTGAAAGGTTGCGAGACCAAGTAGAGAGCCTGAAAGAAGATAACGCTCTATTAAAAGCGAAGAAAGGCATCCGAACTTCGTACATTCACAAGCCACCTAAGGGTGGCTTTTTTTGTTTCTGGAGGGTAAGAAAATGCACCAGTAAGCGGATAGACCGCAGCCGATAGGCAATGTAGCAGTCATGATGCTGCCCAGAGTCGCCTATGAGCGAGCCTGTGTAGTGATGGGTCAAGGTTCTTATATCAAAACAAACTCCGGTAAAGCAGCGCGAACGCCAGACGCGCACCGGTCATAAGCGGCGATGACGCGACAGATACTCGAGGGCACGAGCGCAGCCACTGCGAGAGTGTGGATAATAATTTATAGCCTCGCTTATGCGGGGCTTTTCTATTTCAGGCTCACGGGAATCATCCGCTACGTGCTTTGTTGATAAATTCAGCCCGTGAAGCCTGACCCTCTACACACGGAATAACTATGTCTGAGCCAATCACAATTGCCAGTGGGGTGACCTCCGCTACGGTAGGGATCACTTTCGCCACTATGTTCCCGGAGGCGACGCCTGGCGTAATGTTATGTGCGCTTGCCGGGGCGGCAATGTATGTGCTGACCTCAGAGCCTCATCAACTCTGGAAGCAGATGCTCTTCGCGGTCATCTCATTCATGGGGGGCGTGTTCTTCTCCGTTCCCATGGCAAAGATACTCGCCGGGGTAATCAACACAGCCCTCGGGTTGTTGCAGCCGCCAGTCAGTATCGAAGTTTCACCGAATGTCGGTGCGCTGGTATCCGCTTCCATTTCCGTCGCAGTCCTGCTTCGAATCGTCGCCAAATCACGGCGCGGCAAGATGCCCGGGCTGGAGGAGGAAGGGAAATGACATGGCATTCCGTCATCCTGGACGCAAACGCGATCATCTGTATGGCGATCGTGGTGCGCCTGATGTTCTTCAGTAAAGCCGGGAAGACACACCGACCCAGTTATGCGTGGATGGCTTACCTGCTGATTCTGGCGGCTGGCTTCACCGCTTTCCGTATTCTTCTCGGGCGTTACAGTAACGTTGACCCGGGTGAGTTATTCCTCAACCTGGCCATATGTATTGCTGTCTGGCGTGCCAAAGGCAATCTGGCAAAAGTCGTAAGGGCTGAATGATGACCAAAGACGATATCTTCAACAGCATTCTCGGCAAAGAGGGTGGCTACGTTAATCACCCGAACGATAAGGGCGGCCCGACAAACTGGGGCATCACTCAGGCAACGGCACGCGCCCATGGCTATACCGGTGATATGCGTAACCTGACACGGCAGCAAGCTCTCGAAATACTCGAGGCTGATTACTGGTATGGTCCACGCTTCGACCAGGTAGCTACCGTGTCGCCGGTCATCGCTGCCGAACTGTGCGACACCGGCGTGAATATGGGGCCATCAGTGCAGGTGAAATGGTTCCAGCGTTGGCTGAATGTCTTCAATAACCAGCAGCAGCTCTATCCCGATCTGATCGCCGATGGCCAGATTGGCCCGCGAAGTATCAGCGCCCTTAAATCCTTTCTGGCGAAACGCGGAAGTGAAGGGGAATCCGTATTGCTCCGCGGACTGAACTGCAGCCAAGGTCAACGATATCTCGAACTGGCAGAACAGCGCCCGGCTAACGAGTCATTTGTGTATGGCTGGGTACGGGAGCGCGTGAGTCTATGACGAAACTGAAAGCTATTCTGGCTTCTATCGGCTTCGCAATCATTATGGTGCTCGGCGCTTTTGGCCTGGGCAGCATGCGTGGTCGCGAAAAGGCTGAAGCCAAATCGGATAAACAGCGTACCGATGATAACGCCACAGCCACCAAAGCAGCCGCAGAACGTCGCGTCGAAGCAACCAGAGAGGCCAGCAATGTACAGCAGACTGTTAGCCATATGCCTGATGACGATGTTGATCGGGAGCTGCGCGCAAACTGGACCCGCAAAGGTTGAGGTCATCGATACAGGATGTGACTGGGTGAGCGCGATTCGCCTTACTGAGCACGACATCGAAGTGATGGACCGCCAGACGAAGCGCGACATCCTGGCGCATAACAAATCGTGGCAGGCGAACTGCAAACAACCAACCGATAGCAGTTTATTAACTCGGTGATTAAGTGCTAAGTTGTGGCTATTTTAGATTAAAAAATAATCAATCGTGGTATGATAGACCTCATTCTTAGAGGGGTTAAAAATATGTCATTCTTCGATTACGCACTTAAACGCGTTGAAGCGGCGACCAAAACAACAGTGGCTTGCCCGATATGCGGCCATAACTCGAACCACCCGTCCACAAAAGTACGGCAAGAACTACCGTTGCTCTGCCCTCAATGCAAATCACTGTTTGTCATTCACAGATAACATGCGACCTGCTGAATATAACCGCCTACGGGCGGTTTTTTATTGCCATCACCATGGGCAGAACTATCGTAATGGCAATATTGAGCATCGTTACCAACTTTTCATTGTTGCTGTGTATCTATAATCTCAGACGTGCTCTTATCGATTTCTTGTAAAATATGCTCAACCTGGTTATTGAACCCCTTGAATTTAATGACACGCTTAGTGATTTTTCTTCCCTCACCATTGAGCCCAAGTGACACTTTCTCAGTTGAAGCTTTTGCGCCTAATTCAGCCGATGCGGAGCCATCATAGAACTCTTCAATTTCAACTTCTTCAGCCGCGAGAATTCTTCTTGCTATAGCGAGTTCTTGTTGGACTTTTGCCTGAGATTGAAAAACTAACGACTGAAGTTCCGCCTTTTGGGCTTCATCAGATAGTTGGGCTGAAGTCTGTGCGCTATCAGTCGATTTTTTACTAAAGGCTTCAATAGCCTTTCGTGCCGCTAATTCAATAACTAAACCGGTAGCTCCGCCATAAAGTCCTAACATCAGTTTTACCCTGTAGAGTGTGGTTGATTGAGGTATCGGCAAAGTGATTAGATAACTTAACTCTAATCGAATGATTTTTTCACTTTATTTTCAGTCGTCACAATCTCTAAAAAGGAATGTCTAATGAGCAAGCCGGACTGGGAGGCTATCGAATCGGCTTACCGGGCCGGAGTGATGTCCCTCCGTGAGATTGCATCGCAGAACGGCATCAGCGAAGGCGCTATCCGTAAGCGTGCCAAACGTGATGAATGGTCTCGTGACCTCAATGCGAAGGTGAAAGAGCGTGCAGACGATCTGGTACGCAAAGCCGAGGTACGCAAACAGGTACGCAGCGAAACGGTACTTTCTGAGCGCGTACTAATCGAGGCCACTGCCGAGGTGATTGCTACGGTGCGCATGGAGCATCGCGGTGACATACGGCGAGCCAGGGAGATCACCAATGCTCTGTTTGATGAGTTGGGCGCTGAGTGTGCGGACGTAGCTTCTCTTCGTAAGCTGGGCGAGCTGATGCTTGAGCCGGACGAGAATGGACGCGATAAGCTCAACGAGATTTACCACTCAATTATCAGCATGCCGGAACGAGTCAAAGCAGTGAAAGCGTTGAGTGATGCGATGAAAAACCTTGTCGGCCTTGAGCGCCAGGCATATGACATTGGCGAGAAAGAGCCTGCTAAGGACGTCACTCACAACGTAATGCTGGTACCAACCAGCGACAATGTGGATAGCTGGGAAGCAGCAGCACAGAAGCAACAGAACGAGGTTCTTGGTGGATGAATTACAAAGCCGTCTGGAAACCTTTGCCGGGATCGCAGTCGCTCTCCCTGAGTTGCCCATGCAACGAAATACTCTACGAGGGGACGCGCGGACCGGGTAAAACTGCCGCGCAGCTGGCGCGCTTTCGTCGCCTGGTTGGTCTGGGCTACGGCTCGTTCTGGCGTGGCGTGATATTCGATACCGAGTATAAAAACCTCACCGACATCATCACCCAGTCAAAGCGTATGTATCGCCTGTTCAACGACGGTGCCCGATATCTGGCCTCAGCATCTGAGCTGCGCTGGGTGTGGCCGACTGGTGAGGAGCTGCTGTTCCGCTTCGGGAAAGAAGAGGGCGACTACTGGGATTACCACGGCCAGGAGTTCCCGTTTATCGGGTTTAACGAGCTGACCAAGCAGCAGTCGGGTGAGTTCTACGAGATGATGTTCTCCTGCCGGCGATCATCTTTTCGGCCCGAGAACTACCCGAGGGATGATGGCTCACTGCTGAAGCCGATTCCACTGGAGACATTCAGCACCACAAACCCGTTTGGCATCGGCCACACATGGGTTAAGAAGCGCTTCATTGAGCCTGCGCCGCGCGGCACCATCATTCGCGAAACGCAGAAGGTGTTTAACCCTCAGACCGAGCGAGAAGAGGACGTGACGCTGACGCGTGTCGCTATCCACGGTTCGTTCAAAGAGAACCCGTATCTGGATCCGCAGTACATCGCGACGCTGATGGCAATCAAAGACCCTAACCGGCGCAAAGCCTGGGTAGAGGGTTCATGGGATGTCACCAGCGGTGGTCGCTTTGACCATCTGTGGAATGCCTCGCATCACGTGATTAAGCCGTTCCGCATTCCCGATAGCTGGACGGTTGACCGCTCTCATGACTGGGGAGAATCGAAGCCGTTCTCCAACCTCTGGTGGGCGCGGGCTGACGGCACCACCGCCGAGCTGCCTGATGGTCGCCAGTTCTGCCCGCCTGCCGGGTCGTTGATCCTCATTGGCGAGTGGTACGGCTGCCCGCCTGATGAGCTGAACAAAGGGCTGAATATGTCATCCACCAACGTTGCTAAGGGCGTGGCGTGGATTGATAAGCGTCTGGTGGGAGAGGAGCTTGCTGAGCCTGAGGAGATAAAACTCAACGGGGTGACGCAGGGGCAGCTGAACATCATGCCCGGTATCTGCAAGAAGGTTGTTCCCGGACCTGCTGACGGGGCTATCTACAACACCGGTGATGACGAATTATCTATTGCCCAGAAAATGGAATCCCAGGGCGTTAAATGGGTGCCATCCAACAAGAAGCCGGGTTCACGCGTGAACGGCGCGGCACTGTTTGCTGACATGCTGGAGGCCGTCATTGAGGGCAAGAAGCTGGAATCAGGTATGCCAGAGAAACCAGCATTCTACGTGTTTGACTACTGCCGGGGCTGGATTAGCCGTGTTCCGGTTCTCGTTCGCGACAGTAAGAACCCTGACGATGTAGACACACAGCAGGAAGATCACGATTGGGATGGCACGCGCTATGCCGCCCTACATTCACCGCCGAAGAAAGTCGGCAAAGTCACCAGCCTGAGGCTCTAAACCCATGCCTGATATTTCAACCCCCAATCTGGACTATGGGAACATGGTGCAGGCGTGGGACATCAACGACGCCCTGATGGGCGGCACGCTGTACATGCGCCAGCTTGGTGAGGCTTATCTGCCGCGCTGGCCAAAAGAGGACAAAGAGGATTACAAAAAGCGCCTGGCTGTGGCCACGCTTCTTCCTGCCTACGAAGAGACCATCAACCAGAACGTTGGCCGCGTATTCGCTGAGCCGATCCAACTGGGCGAGAACGTCCCGGATGCGCTGCGCGAATTTGCGAGGAACGTGGATCTTGAAGGCAGTCGCCTCGATGTATGGGCACAGGCGTTCTTCAGCCTGGCGATGCAGTACGGTCTGTCCCACGCGCTGGTGGACTACCCCCGGGTCGATGCCGAGCAGGTAAAGACCAAGGCTGATGAAAAGGCCACCGGAGCGCGTCCCTATGTGACGATGCTGAATCCCCGCCAGGTGATCGGCTGGAAGTCTAAAATGGTGGACGGCAAAGTGGTGCTGACTGCGCTGCGTATCAAAGAGGTTGTGGTCGAAGACGGCGACGACTTCGGGCAGACCAAGGTCGAGCAAATACGGTACCTGACACCTGGAAAGGTGGAAATTTACCGCAAGGCCAAGGATGCTGACGGTGCCGCGAACTGGGCGCTATTCGAGGGGTGGCAGACATCCCGCCAGGATATCACTCTGGTCACGCTCTACACCAAACGCACCGGGTTTATGTGTGGTTCACCACCGCTTCTCAACATGGCTCTGCTGAATATCAAGCACTGGCAGAGTCAAAGCGAGCAGGACAACATCCTGCACGTCGCCAGAGTGCCGTTGCTCACGGTGTTCGGGCTGGAGGAGGGGCAAGAACTTGTGATTGGCTCATCTTCTGCCACTTCATTCTCCGATCGGCAAAGGCAGGGTCTGGAATACGTCGAGCACACAGGTTCCTCCATCGGTGCCGGCAAAGAGTCGCTGGCAGAGCTGGTGGAGCAGATGCGACAGGCGGGTGCGAAGCTGTTGCGCACCGAAAACACCTCTACCAAATCGGTAGACCAGACCTCAGAAGAGAAAATGCAGGAGCAGTCACCGCTCTATACCATGGCGACAAGCCTGGAAGATGCGATCGACAACATCCTGCAAATTATGGCTGAGTACATCGGGGAATCTGAGGGGGGGAACGTCGATGTCCGCACCGAGCTGGATGTCGAGTCGAAAGAGTTCAATCCTCCTGCTGCACTGGCCATTCAGTCGCTACGCCAGGGCGGTGATATCCGTCGCGTGGACGCCATCAAGTCTCTGCAGAAGCTGAACATCATCGATGCCGATGCGGATCCAGATGTGGTGCTGAGCGAACTGCTGGCTGAGTCGGCTTCACTGACAGAACCACCGCCTGGCGAGGTGTGATATGGCCCGTTCAGTTAATGATCGCCTGCAGGATGAGACGATAGCGCACGGGCTGTACGTGAACCGCTACGGCACGGGCGTCGCCCGGCGCATGGTGGCATTGCTAAACAGGCTTGATGCTGACCTGGCAGCCAAACTACTGGTGCTGCTGGACGGTAAGCGAGCTGACACGTACAGCGCCCGCCGCCTGGCGTCATTGCTGGTGGGTGTGCGTGACCTCAACCAGCAGGCCTATGAACCGGTTAATACTGCGCTGGCGCGCGAACTGACGCGCTACGTTGAGTATGAAGCCGGGTATCAACTGGACCTGTTCAGCAGCATCATACCCAAGCAGATTCTCCAGCATGCTCCGCTCCAGAGCATCGCACCCGAGCAGGTTTACGCTGCGGCAGTGGCGCAGCCCTTCCAGGGGCGATTGCTGAAGGAGTGGGGTCAGAAGCTAGAATCGGATCGACTGGACAAAATCACTAACGCTGTGCGTTCTGGGTATCTCCAAGGCGAAACGGTAGAGCAGATTGTTAAACGTGTGGCTGGTACGCCGAAACTCAACCGTGAAGATGGGGTGATTAACGCCTCCCGGCGTGACCTTGCCGTGGTGACCCGCACTGCGGTGAACCATATGGCCGCAACAGCACGCCAGGAGTTCGCTCAGGCTAATAGCGACATCGTGAAGGCCAAGCAGTGGTCATCAACGCTCGACACCCATACGAGCCAGTGGTGCATCATTCGCGACCGAAAACTCTACACGCTCGACGGCAAGCCGCTGGGGCATGTGGTCCCGTATCTACGCGGACCCGGCAAAATCCACTTCTGCTGTCGGTCCGGTGAAATCCTCATTACGAAATCGTGGGAGGAGTTGCAGATACCGCCTGACGAAATGAGCAGCGCTACACGTGCCTCGATGGACGGGCAGGTACCAGCGCATACCAGTTATGCCGACTGGCTTGCGCGGCAGCCATACGTGCGGCAGGAGCAGGTGCTGGGCGTTACCCGCGCCATGATGCTGCGTGACGGCAAAATCACGGTACCGGAGATGTTTAACGATGCCGGGGAGTTCCTCACCCTGGATGAACTGCGCCGCGTGGATGCGTCGGCGTTTGAGGGTTAACCATGCAAAACGAGAAAGACAAAACTGTCACCCTGACTGAGGCTGAGCGCAAATTCATCATGATTGCGATGATTGCCTATGCCTTATCTGGTGAGCTGTCAGAAGAAGACGCAAAAATCGCAGAGCAAATAACCAATAAGCTCTGAGCATTACAAAATTCAACTCAAGGCTGCCTTCGGGTGGCCTTTTTTATGCCTGCCGCTGAGCGGATGCGACGCGGTGATCGGGTCGGATGACCTATTACCAATGGCCGGAAGGCTGGAGCAAAAACAATGAAACTGAAACTTGATGCTAACGGAAATGTGGTCGTTGAAAACGGTATGCCTGTGTACATCCATGATGACGGCAAAGAAATCCCGTTCGATGCGGTCGCAGCGATGACCAAAATCACCTCTCTGAATGGCGAGGCGAAAACTCACCGTGAAGCGAAGGAAGCGGCGGAAGCCAACCTCGCGAAATTCTCTGGCATCACCGACCCGGCCAAGGCGCTCGAAGCCCTGGAAATGATGACCAAAATCGACCAAAAAAAACTGATCGATGCTGGTGCGGTTGACCAGGTAAAGGCGGAGATCACCAAAGTTTTCCAACAGCAGCTGGACGAGGCGAACGGCAAGACCAAGCAGCTGGAAACTCAACTCTACGACGAGATGATCGGCGGCCGCTTCGGTGGCTCTAAGTACATTTCCGAGAAGATGGCGATCCCGACTGAGTTCGTGCGTTCCTACTTCGGTCAGAACTTCAAAATCGAAGAAGGGAAGGTTGTGGCCTACGACGGACAGGGCAATAAGGTGTTCTCACGCACCAAGCCCGGCGAGTTAGCCAGCTTTGATGAGGCCCTGGAGTCTCTGGTCGAGTCGCATCCGCAGAAAGATTACATCCTCAAAGCGTCCGGTAACAGCGGCGGCGGTTCTCACCAGTCGCAGCACCAGGCCGGGCAAAAAACCATGAAACGCGATGCGTTTGATTCCCTGGATAACGCTGGCAAGCAAGCAGCGCTGAAAGACGGCGTCAGCATCGTCGATTAAATCGAAAGGAGCCATAAATGGCAGGCAATACCCTTACTGGTCTGATCCCGACCATCTATACCGCGCTGGACGTAGTGTCCCGCGAGCAAACTGGTTTTATTCCTGCGGTGGCGCGTGACGCGAAAGCGGATGCTGCTGCAAAAGACCAGACCGTACGTGCGCCAGTCGCACCTGCAGCCACCACTGAAGATATTGTCCCTGGTCCTTCAGCGCCTAATTCTGGCGACCAGACCATCGGTGGTGTGGATGTCAAAATCACCAAATCCAAAATGGCCCCGGTGAAATGGAATGGTGAAGAGCAATTGGCTCTGGGCCCGGCTGGTACCTACAACACCATCCTGGCTGACCAGTTCAAGCAGGCTTTCCGTGCGCTGGCGAACGAAGTGGATGCGGATCTCGCTGCGCTGTACCTCAACTCCTCCCGCGCTGTTGGCGCGCCGAAGAATACCCCGTTCAGCATCAAAGACGATCTGACTGATGCTGCGTTGGCGCGTCAAATCCTGACCGATAACGGTGCGCCGACTACTGATTTGCGTATGGTGCTGGGTGGCGAAGCGATGGCATCCATCCGTGGTAAACAGGCTGTACTCTTCAAAGCGAACGAAGCGGGAACCGACCAACTGCTGCGTGAAGGTGTTATCGGTCGCATCATGGGCTTCAACCTCCACGAATCCTTCAGCATCAAGCGTACCGCGAAAAGCGCTGCTGCTGGCTATAAGGTCAATGGCGCGAAGAAAGAGGGCGATATCATCATCGCTATCTCTGCTGGCACCGGCGGTATTGCTGCAGGTACTGCGGTGAAGTTCGCCGGTGATGACAATCAGTATCTGGTCGTTGCGGCTACGTCTTCCACTATCACTATTAGCGCGCCGGGCCTCCGTCAGGATCTGGCAGATCAGGCTGATGTCACCGTGTTGAGCGAATTCGTACCGAACATGGCGTTTGACCGCGGGGCATTCCTGCTGGCCAGCCGTACCCCGGCGATGCCTGAAGGTGGCGATACTGCTGATGACGTCATGAATGTGACCGACCCGGTATCTGGCATCACCTTCCAGGTGGCGCTGTACCGCCAGTACCGTCAGGTGCGTTATGAAGTGGGTCTGGCATGGGGTGTGGCTGCTGTGGCGCCACGTCATTCCGCCATCATCATGGGTTAACCCAGGGGGCTTCGGCCCCTTTGTTTTTCAGGAGGCCCAATGGCCGGATTAACCAAAGAGCAGCGCGCTCAGCGTGAAGCGGAAAAGCTTGCAGCTCAGCAGGCCGCTGATAAAAATCCTGCCCAGCAGGAACAGCAGCAGGAACAGCAGCAGGAACAGCAGCAGGAACAGCAGCAGGAACAGCAGCAGGAACAGCAGCAGGAACAGCAGCAGGAACAGCAGCAGGAACAGCAGCAGGAACAGCAGCAGGAACAGCAGCAGGAACAGCAGCAGGAACAGCAGCAGGAACAGCAGCAGGAACAGCAGGGTATTGAGCTGGTGGTCATGTTACGTGACACCCCAGAATTCCCTGGCGGCCCGCTGCGCGCAGATGTTCATCCTGATGAAGTGGATAACTGGCTGGCGCTGGACTGGCGTCTGGAGGAATAACCATGCTGGTTGCCGATCCCAACTCTCCAGGCTTCAACAGCTACGCCAGCGTGTCAGACCTGCGGGCATTTGCCGCCGGGCGCGGATATAGCATTCCTGCAGATGATGGTGAGTGCGGTCAGATGCTGATGCAGGCAATGGACTTTCTGGAAGGGAAGGCCTGGCGCGGTCAGCGTTCCAGCGCATCACAGCCTCTATCCTGGCCGCGTTCCGGCGTGCGCTTCGATGGTGTTGACCTGTCGAATGATGCGATTCCACAGCGCCTGATTGATGCTCAATGTCGCCTGGCCATCGAATCGCAGGAGATTGACCTCACCCCGTCTGTCGCTGGCGGTGGGGCGGTGACGATGGAGCGCGTCGAGGGTGCGGTAACAGTCCAGTATGAGCCGGGAACGAATAAAGCTTCTCCGTCATTCCCATGGTTCTATTCCGCACTGCGCGGGCTTGTAGTGGGCGGCAACCAGGTCCGGATCGAAAGGGGATAGCATGGCAATCGACTATCGCCGCATGCGCGCTACGGCAACGCGGCTCCTGAAGGATAACGGCAAATCCTACCAACTGACCCGAGGCGGTACCACCACCCGCGATCAGCACGGGAAAGAGATTACCACCGAGCCTGTTATCGCGACCGTTACCGGCGTTATCACTGAATACTCAACTCGTGAAATCGACGGTTCTCTGATTGCTACAGGCGATAAGAAGCTGGCGGCCACGTTTGAAACTGAGGTGCGCATCGGTGACATCATTGATATCGACGGCCAAAAGTGGCGCGTGGTACAGCCGAATCCGGTTAAGCCGGCAGACATGTTGATCTCCTATAACATCCAGCTAAGGACCTGATATGACCAGTTCCGTAAATCAGCCGTTCCTGGCTGCTATTCAGCTGTTCGTTGATGGCTCAAAGCAGGAGACTGAGGAGGTAGTGCGCCTGACGGGCATCAAAATTCTGGCGCAGCTCGTTGATATGTCACCCATTGGGCAGCCGGAAAAATGGGAGGTAAACCAGACCGCAGTGGCCTATAACGCTGCGGTGCGTGACCATAATGCTGCGCTTCGCAATGACCCGGCCAACGTCACAAAGGCAGGATATCTGAAGCGTGGTCGAGCGGTTAACGATTCGATGGATATCAAAAAGCCTGATGGGTATGTTGGAGGCCGTTTCAAAAATAACTGGTACGTGGGATTTGATAGTCAGCCGACCCAATCCAACGATACGCCAGACGCATCGGGGCAGGGTTCGAACTCCCGGGGTATGGCGGTGCTGGAGGTGTTCCGGGTGGGGCAGGTCAGCTCGATTTACTTCACCAATAATCTGCCTTACTCCGTAGCCCTGGAGAACGGGCACTCCGGTCAGGCGCCGGGCGGCATGGTGGGTATCACTGCGCTGGATGCCGCGCAGCTGTTCCGTGAGGCAATGAGCGAGGTGCGCAATGGCCGGTGACCAGTCAATGCGGATCGCTGACCTGCTGGAGGGTCGCGTTGCGGCTATATCCTCTTCGCTGGGTCTGCCGGTGGCCTGGCCGAACATCGTGTTTACTCCACCGGATAATGCGCCGTACGGGCGCGTTTACATCTTGCCGGCTCAAACAGTCGGGCAAGATATGGAAGGCCAGCTGCGAACCTATCAGGGCATTCTCCAGCTCAACATCATCGCTCCGGCGGGTAGCGGCGTGACTCAGGCCAGAGGACTGGCTCAGTCCATCGCTGACGCTTTCCCCGAAGGGCTACCGCTGGTGGATGGTGACCTGACGACTTACATCAACGGGCCGCCACAGATTCGTTCACCAATACAGGACCGTCCGACATCTGCACCAAACGGCAGCAGCGGCTCCATAACCTATACCATCCCCATCAGCATGCAATACCGCGCTGATTACTGACCCGTCACTCGGCGGGTTTTTTATTACATAAATTCAGGAGAATGCTATGGCATTCGCAATCCCTAACGGGTCACGTGTAAACGTGGCCAAGGCCTATCTTGCGCCGATTGTCTTCACTGCGGCGTCCAATGCAACGGAATGCGAACTGACCGTTGCCTCTGCGGCTGGCATCCTCGCGGGTGATGTCGTCCAGGTCAGCTCTGGCTGGCTGAAGCTCGACAACATGGTGGTGCGCGTCAAATCAGTCACCGGTACTAAAATCGTGCTGGAAGCGTTCGATACCACCGATACCACGAAATTTCCGGCAGGTACCGGTGCGGGTACGCTTCGTAAAATCGATTCGTGGATCACCATGCCTCAGGTCATGACCTTATCTACCGAAGGTGGCGACCAGCAGACTATCAGCATCCAGTTCCTGGAGGATGATAAGGCCCGTACTATCCCGACGTTTAAAAACGCCGTGGTGCAGGTCTACACTTTCGCTCATGACCCGCAGTTGGCTATCTACAAACGTCTGATTGAGCTTGATGAATCGAGCGATACCACGGCGGTATGGTTCCACAACCCGCGCGGGAAAGCAGATCGTTACTACTCTGCCAAGGTGTCCTTCCAGAAAGTGCCGAAGACCGAAATTAACGCTGTGGAAAGCAATGAAGCACGCATGAACTTCGAATCGGATATGCAGATTTACCCGATTGTTGATGCCTCCGCTACGCCATTGGCGTTCCTGACCGACCTGCCTGGCACGAAGTCAGCGACCGTGGGTTCCGCGCTGGACCTGGCTGTGGTCATGCAGGGCGGTTCTGCACCTTACACCTACGTGTGGAAGAAGGGCGGCACAGCCATTCCTGGCAAAACTGCATCAACATTCAATATTCCGTCGGTCGCTTCCGGTGATGCCGGTTCGTACACCTGCGAAGTCACTGACGCCGCAGGCAAGACCCTAACGTCGGCGGCATGCACCGTTACTGTCAGCTAACCAATCAGGCCCGGTTCGCCGGGCTTTATTTCGCAATGAGTACCGCTGGCGAATTTTCTGTATTCGCATTACCCATCTTTTCAAACTGCGCCTTCACACGCGCTCTCTAACCAAGAACCTTTCAGAAAGCGTTCCTGAGAACTGCCGTTAGTGCCGGTGGGCCTCTTGGGGCGGCTTTTCTGTGTGAACAGGTTCGCTTTTTAAAAGGTACACACCATGAATCACCCAACCGTCTCAGTGAATGGGGTCTCCGTCCGCGTTGATGACGAAGGCCGGTACAGTCTTAACGATCTTCATGCGGCAGCGGTAGCTAACGGAGAGGCTACTGAGTCACAAAGGCCCAGCGTCTTCCTGCGTAGCGCGCAGATCAAACGCTTCGTTAAAGCGCTAAAATCCAAAGCACTAAAAAGTGCTTCGGAACAAAATCAACCACTTAAGGTTATAAAAGGCGGTGATCAAAGTGGTGCATGGGGCATTGAACTTCTGGCAATCCGCTATGCCGCCTGGATAAAACCAGAGTTTGAGATTGAAGTGTACGAAGTATTTAGAACAGTGGTGCGTCTGGGTATTAGTGCCATGTCGCGCCTGAACAAAATCGACCACATCATCAACACTGAAACCAAAGCAATTAGCCAGTGTGCAAGTCAGATGGCTAAGTGGGGTATTGGTGGGCGCAAACAACTCCTGCATTCAGTCCGGGAGCGTGCTGCTGACGAAGTCCAGATGTATCTGCCCGGCATTAACTAATACCCGCTCCGGCGGGTTTCTTTTTTTCTAAGGAACCGAAATGACCCAATTCTCCCTGATCCCAAACCCAACCTTCTCCGCAATTGCCAGCATCCCGCGCGCCGGTACTGAAGACGGCAAGCTTACATTCACCTTCCGCCATAAGACGCTGGAAGAGCTGCGCGCGATGGACGAGAAACTGCAAAAGGATGCAGCAAGCAAGAAAGCTGCTATTGAGCCGCAGGCCGATTACCTGATGGAAATCGTCGATGGCTGGGCGCTGCCGGATGAACTCACCCGCGATAACGTGATCGTCCTGCTGAAGAACTACCCTCGCGCGTTTGACAGCATCGGCCTGGCTTACACCAAGGAACTCATGGGCATCCGCGAAAAAAACTAAGGCAGGTCGCCGCAGCGATGTATACGCCGGGGCCGACTCTTGCGGAGTTGAGCGCTTTTGGTTTAACGCCTGAGGACGTAGAGGAAGAGGTGGGGATTCTGCCGTCGGTATGGAAAGCTTTCACCATTTTCTCCACGCTGGCGACCCAATGGCGCGTTGGCGCGAGCGGGGCGACCGGCCTTGATTACAACGTACTCCCCTGGATGTTTGAGTTACACGGGGTTGAGGATGCGGCGGCCTGTATGGCTGACCTTCAAATCATGGAAAGCGAGGCACTTAAGGTAATGCATAAGGAGACGAAATAATGTCAGACCAAATCGCCTCGATTACTTTGAGGGCTGATGTTGCCGACCTGAAAACAGCCAGCAATGAACTGGATAAACTCGGAGAAGCGGCGGCCGGCGCCGTCGGCAAGGCTGATGACCTGAACAGTGTTTTCCGTGCCGGTGCTGAGTCTACCAAACAAGGCACGGCAGGGATTAAGGAACAGCAGACCGCGCTGAAAGGGCTGCTGGAAAACATCGACCCGGTAAACAAGGCGCTGAACCGGCTTGACGAGCAGCAGGCAGCGCTGCGTAACTTCCAGACGAAGGGGTTCCTTGATACCGATTCGTTCCAGGCGTATAGCAAAATCCTGGACGATACCCGCCTAAAGCTGACCGACACTGGCGAAGCAGCGGCGAAAGCTCAGGCTGAACTGGCAGCCACCCAGGCCGCCGAGAAGCAATCCGCTGCGCTGAAAAACCTGCTGGGTTCCATCGACCCTACCATCCGGGCATTCAACTCGCTGGATGAGCAGCATGCGCAGCTTGTGGCGCACTTCGAGTCGGGGCGCATCAATAGCGCGCAGTTCGAGCATTTCAACGGCATTCTCAACCAGACGCGTGAGCGCCTTTCTGGTGTCGCTGACGTACTGCCTGAAGCGTTGTCCCGACAGGAGGCCGCTGCCCGGCGAGCTGGTATCTCTGTGGGGCAGTACAACCAGGCGTTGCGAACGCTACCAGCACAGTTCACTGACATCGCTACGCAGTTGGCTGGTGGGCAGTCGCCATTCCTGATCCTGCTACAGCAGGGAGGGCAGATTAAAGACCAGTTCGGTGGGGTTAAAGGGGCTCTAACGGGGGTGGGCGACTATTTACGCACTCTGTTAGGTTTCATTAATCCTGTAACGATAGGTATTAGCGGCCTGGTTGTAGGTCTCGGGGCGATGGCTGTAGCTTGGTACAAAGGCAGCCAGGAAGCCAGTGAGTTTAATAAGCAGCTCATACTCACGGGTAATTATTCGGCCAGTTCGGCGAGCCAACTGTCAGACATGGCTCAAAAAATTGGAGGCTCCAGTGGTAAGGTTGCGGCTGCCGCTCGGACGCTAGCGGAGGTGGTTGGGGCAGGGACGTTTAAAACGGAGCAGCTCGAAACAGTTACCAGGGCGGCGCTGGCGATGCAGGAGGCCACTGGCCAGTCTGTTGACGCCACCATTAAGAACTTCCAAAAGCTGTATGCCAGCCCAACCAAGGCGGCGGAGGATCTTAATTCTACGCTCCATTTCCTTACCTCATCGCAATACGACTACATTTCGGCACTGGAGCGTCGGGGTGATAAAGAGGGAGCAGCAGAGGCGGCTGCAAAAGCTTATAGCCTGGCTGAGCAAAAGCGCAGCCAGCAAATCCTCGACAACATGGGATTAATTGAGAGAGCTGCTGGTAGCGTCAGCAAGGCACTTAAGGGGATGTGGGATGAACTTCTAAATATTGGTCGCCCTGAAGCTCCGAACGACATGCTCCGCAAGATGCAGTCCGAACTTGCTGAGCGTGAGAAAGCCTTGCTTCCAGATAGACAGCGTCAGGGATATGGATATAGCTATGATGCGAACAGTAACGATCAGGAATATGACGCACGTAGGAAAGCTCAGTTATCAGCGATAAGTGCTTTAAAGGCACAAATAGCGCCACTTCAACAAGCTGCTCAGCTTCAGGAAGATATTAATGCTTCTATTCAGCAAGGAACCGAGGCTGATAACAAGCGAACTAATGCCCTGATTTATCGAAATCGCATCCTCGAACAGTCAGCTACATGGCAGGAAAAGCGCAGCAAGGCCCTGTCTGAACTTTGGAAAAATGTTGCGGCCTCGCCCGGCGACTGGAGCTCAGCACAGCGGCAGCAGGCTGTGGATGCCATTAATAAACAGTTTCATCCGGACAAAACTCCCAAGACTCCAGCCGTTAAGGTTTCAGCCGGTGATCGCTCAACCGACACCTACAATGCTGAGACTCTAGCTCTGCAAGCGCAGCTCAAAACGCTGCAGGATCATCGTGACATCAACGATGTAATCAGCCAGCAGCGTAAGCAGCAGTGGGAGTTAATCTCAAAAATCACCATCCTCGAGTCCACAGCTAACGATCCGAAAGGGCGTGCATTAACTTTCGATGAAAAATCGTTGCTGGCGAACAAAGAGAAGCTGCTGGCCCAGGCAGATATTAATGCCGGACTGGGTGATCAAATTGCCAAGCAGCAAAAATTGAACTCATTGGCTGACCAGGCAACTAAGTTCGCCCAGCAACAGTCTGCCAAGCAGGCGAAAATTGCGGCAGCAGCTAGAGGCTTGTCCACCAGAGAGGCTGAAAGGGAGGCGACGCGCCAGCACCTGACTGAATCCTACGGCTTTAACCAAGACGCTCAGAAAAAGGTTCTCGCAGATCAAGAGGAGACCTACCGGAAAGAAGATGAACTTCGCAGCGACTGGCAGGCTGGCGCAAAGCGGGGCTGGGCCGATTATGCCGACTCAGCAACAAACACGTTTGAAGCAATGCGAAATGTGGCCGGTTCAACCTTCAGTGGTCTATCCGACATGTTGACAGATCTGGTTACTACCGGCACTGCAAGCTTCAAAGACTTCACCAAGTCCATGTTGAAGATGATCGCGCAGGTAACGAATCAGTTGCTTGTGGCTTACGCCGTTCAGGCTGCGATGGGGTGGATTAGCGGTAGTGCTGGTGGCAACACGCCAGGCGGAGCATATGCCAGCGCTGCAAACTCTGGAGTTAGCCTGTTTGATTCCGGTGGTTACACAGGTGCGGGCGGTAAATATGAACCCGCAGGCATCGTGCATAAAGATGAGTTCGTTTTCACCAAAGAAGCCACTAGGCGGATCGGCGTAGATAACCTATATCGTCTAATGAACAACGGTAATTTAGGCCGTTACGCTTCTGGTGGGCTTGTTGGGGGAAATCAGGCTGGGGCGGCAGACTCTGGTGTGCCAATTATCAGCGTCAGTTTTGGTGACATAAACATTGGTTCAGGTGGACAGGCCAATACAGGTGGCTCAGCAAATGCTGCAGCTATTGGCAGGCAACTCAACGATGCGATGATTGACACCATTAATACTCAAGTAAGAAAACCAGGCACTCCGCTGTGGAATGCCGTTAGAGGGAAATACTAATGAAAATTGCAGAAGTAAAGGTCTCTGATGTTGTTTGGTATGCCAACGAAAATGGAAAGGCGATCAGTGCCTTCGTGACTTTCTATGGCCCAGACGATTGCACTCGCATTGCAAGTGTCCCTGTTAACTTGCCATATCAGCTAGACCTGACCCTTAAGCAAGTTGAAGAGCTTGCCATTGCCACTGCTAAGGGTACGCTAAAAGCGGTCGCTACTAGTTTCTGATCGTTACATCCCTATCTCCCCTGGTTATCATGAGAAAAAACATGATAATCATGGGGATGATAATGAGAAAAATGTTTTGCTTAAGTTTGGCCTGTATTGCACTTACTGCGTGTAAACCTTCAGAGGAAAAAGCACTACAACTCGGGCAACAAGAAATTGCAAATGGGTTGATGGATCCCGATAGCGCCAAATTTAAAATGGTTAGGTTCAATTTGGACAAAAACCAGCAGTCCGGGGATGTTGTGAGCGGTTTCGTATGTGGCAGGGTTGCTGGGAAGAATGGGTTTGGTGCGTATGTTGGCTACCATCCTTTCTATGTTCATATCAAGATGACTCCCAAAGGGGCGTTTTCTAAAGGTGTGAATTATGAGATCGGAGAAAAAGCGATATACCCCGATGGAAGAGATGAGTCATGGATAGATCTTGACGGAAACTCTTATGTTAGCCGCTGCGGTGCCACACCATCCAAATGAGTTTATGTAGAGCCTTCTAACCACCACCACCACCCAAACCCAAGCCTCGCTAACGCGGGGCTTTTTTACATCTATAGCCGAGAGGTAAGCGTCACCTCATAGTGAAATCAGCGATCGAGCGTGCAGTGTTAATTTCTTGAGCTTTCTGAACTGTATGCCTGATTATTTCTGCAGTTAAAACAGCAAGTTTTATCCTACCTGGAGTAGCTGTGCTACTGAAGAGGTGCCTGCCTTGAACTGAACCGTCTTCATCGTAAATCTCTATTTCAGGATCTGCTAATCCGACCAATGTACGATCAGGGGACATGCTTCTGATATTGTCCGTAATTGAGGCTATTACATTGTCGCTGATATCCGCTTGGTGAGTGTGAGCGAACAGGTTTCTTAATGTGTTTAGTCTTTTCATTGCATTATAGAGCGGAATCGGGAGGCCTAGATTTCGAGCAACTTTAAGCTTGGCATTGCATTCGATTTTGACCCTATCATCTGCTGTACCGAAAACATTTTCATTATTACATATTCCACATACCCAAGCCTCTGCAAGTTGCTCACAGATTAGATGCGAGCGGAGTACGGCGCCGATGTTATCGGTCGTAGACATAATCTGAATCATAGAGTCTGGCACAACATCGAACTGCGCCACATTCATAAACACGTAAAAATTCATAATTAACCTCAGGAGTTTTCATGACTAGTAAAATTGAATTTGCGGTTATTGTTTTGGGTGATAATTACTCAAAAATCGCATTCGGGAACCATGCGGCCACTTACGATTTGGGAGGGAAGCTAAAGTCTGTGGTAAACCCCACAGGAAACATCGACTTCCCCAAGCATCTTGAAGTTCTTGATTTCCGGAACGGTCATAAACCGTCAATAAAAACCCATCATATTGCGCCGGGGTTATTCCTATAGTTTTATGCTGAGTCGATCCTGATTAATGATGCTAAATCCACCTTATCACTTCATTAGTGCAGTCATGCCGGCTGTTGTTACAGTTTGGATGACGACTTTAAGCGCTTCAGTAGATAACTCCCCTAAAGTGGATTTAGCCTTTTCTTTGTCAGCACTATCCATGTCCGAAATGGCTATAAGATCTTCAAGGACAACAACGGCCTCTCGGTGGAACTTGATGGTGGTGACATTAAGAATTGCTGAAAGACCGCCGTCGTCCTGCATAAAATCGATCCCACGACAAGTGATGCGCATGTGATCGAGAAATGAATAAGGGTCGTCACTCCTCTGTTCGCGTATTGTCAGTAGCCCGTGCTCTTTTAGATAAAGGATATTGGCTGATAACTTAATGCTATCAACGGCGGCAATCTCTGGTGAAAAATCACTCCAAGAGGTATGCCCAGGGTATGCGGCAAGGCATATGGTAAGGAGGTTCCGTTGCAGGTCACGATCAAACTTATCCAATATTTATGTCCTTGATTTTCTTAGATGAAACGCCAGTACAACAGGGTGGTGCCGCAATTTTATCGCTTAGCGGGCTGAGCATACAGCTTATACATACTTAAAGCATAAACACATCCTAATATTCAAACAGTATCCACCTCTGGGTGGTTTTTTTATGGAGTAAATATGGCGGTTGAAACCTATATCTGGCATTCACAGCTCGGTGCTGGTGCCGTGGAATACAGCCAGACGGTGCGGTCTGCACAGTTTGGCGATGGCTACGAGCAGGTGGCTGAGAACGGCATCAACTCCACGGCCATTCAGGTGCCGATGAAACACGTCGGCGCTGACTCTGAAGTGAATACCGTTCGCGACTTTCTGCTGGCACATACTGTGAAAGCCTTCATCATCACTCCGCCAGGTGAAGATAAGGGGCTGTACCGCGTTGTCGCCGACTCCGTGCGCAAAAACCAGATTAGCAGCAAATTCGCTGAGCTGACATTCACGATTAAGCGCGCCTATGGCGTCTATGCCTGAGGTGGAGCATGACAGCACTGATTGATACAGCTGCAATGCTGGCGCCGGGCGGTAGAGTCCGCCTGGTCGAAGTAGATGCTTCAGAGTTCAGTGGCGGTATTCACCGCTTCCATTATTCACCATTTCCTCATTCTCCCGCCGAGATTGATGCTGCGAACGGCGATGAGGCAAAGCTAGGACCAAAACCCATCATCTGGGATGGTAAAACCTTCGACTTCTGGCCGTTCCAAATATCCGACCTTGCACTGTCAACCGACCAGGCCGCAGAACCGAAGCTGAGCGTGTCTAACCTCGACGGACACATCACCGCGCTGTGCCTACAGTTCAAAGATATGGTCAATGCGAAGGTGAGCATCATCGATACCTATGCGGTATATCTTGATGCGGCAAACTTCCCAGGAGGCGTGAATGTAACAGCTGATCCGACAATGTTCACGCTCCAGACCTTCTGGCTGGACACCAAAACCTCAGAAGATGATGAGGTGGTTACGTGGTCGTTGAGTAGCCCAGCGGATTTGCAGAACCTGGTTATTCCCACCCGTCAAATTACATCGCTGTGCGAGTGGGCGCTGCGCGGCCAGTACCGAAGCGGTGACGGCTGCACCTACAACGGAACAGCGTATTTTGATGCGAAGGGGAATGCGGTTGCTGACCCTGCGCTTGACGTGTGCGGTGGTTGCCTGAGCGATTGCCGCAAGCGATTTGGTGCGGGCCTGGCTGAACCCAATACTGCCACCCTCGATTTTGGTGGATTCCCGGCAACTGTTCTCTTCTCCCGATAAACGGAAATACCAATGAACAAAACTATTATGGCTGCTATCCGGGCGCATGCTCTGGAGGAGTCGCCACGAGAGTGCTGCGGCTTTGTCATCCAATCAGGACGGCGTCAGCGATATATTTCGGTACCGAACAGTCATGAAAACCCATCTGAGCATTTCCGTATTGATGGTGAGTACTGGGCAAATGCCGAGGATGCAGGGACCATTATTCGAGTCATTCACTCGCATCCTGGCGATGGAGCCAGGGCTATCCCCTCAGACCTCGATCGCCAGCAATGCAACCAGTCAGGTGTGGTATGGGGAATATATGCGCCTGATTGCGATGAATACGCCGAGATAACCCCGGATGCTATTCCGCTAATCGGCCGCCCGTTCATCCTTGGCTCTCACGACTGCTGGGGACTGGTCATGGACTGGCATGCCACCCAGGGTGTAACGCTGAATGATTTCCGGGTCGATTATCCGTGGTGGGAAAGCCACTACCCAGACAACCTGTATTTCGATAACTGGGAGCGGGAGGGGTTTGTCGAATGCGACCCATCGCCAGGCTGTATGGTCATCATGCAGGTTGAATCCAGTAAGTGGAACCATGCGGGGATCATTACCGAGGAAGGCGAACTGCTTCACCATCTGTACGGCCAGCCATCCTGCGTCACGCCGTATGCCCGCGGCTACTTCAAAGACCGGACGATGATCTGCGTCCGCCACAAAGACCTGTCAGAGGAGATTAAACCATGGCGCGGCTAACCACTATTCGTCTGTATGGCACACTCGGCGCACGATTCGGGCGCGTGCATAAACTGGCGGTGCAGACGTCGGCAGAAGCTGTAAAGGCGCTCTGTATCAACCTGGACGGGCTGGAAAGTTACCTGATGAACGCCAAAAAGAACGGCATGACGTTCGCGGTGTTTCGCGGCAAGCGCAACATTGGCGTGGATGATTTTAAGGACCTGTCCGGTGATAGCGATATCCGCATTGCGCCAGTGATGGAAGGGGCGAAGAAGGCGGGCATGTTCCAGACCATTCTCGGGGCGGTGATGGTTGTTGCTGGTGTAATTATTGGTGTGATGACTAGTTGGACTGGGGCAGGTCTGACATTCGGGGCTGGGCTTGTAATGTCCGGTGCATCAATGATGGCTGGAGGTATCTACCAGATGTTGTCACCCCAACCCAAAGGACTACAGGGTCGTGATGACCCTGACAACAAGCCGAGCTACGCTTTCGGCGGTTCGGTAAACACCCTGGCAATGGGCAACCCAGTTGCCATTCTTTACGGAGAAAGAGAAATCGGCGGCGCCATCATCAGTGCCGGCATAGTTGCCGAAGATATCTGACGACTCCTTATCTTTCAATTAGCACCCAATTGGGTGCTTTTTTATGGATGCAATATGGCAACGATTACTGGTGCGAAGGGCGGCAGCCAAAAACAGCATACACCTGTAGAACAGCCGGACTCCGCGCAGTCAATGGCTCGCTGCCGCATGCTTCTGGCTCTGGGGGAAGGTGAGTTTGCAGGTGGGTTGGATGCCACGCGCATTTTCCTGGATGGTACGCCGCTGGGCAATTCTGATGGCTCTATGAATTTTGAGAATGTGTCATGGGATTTTCGCCCGGGAACTCAGATTCAGACAACGATCCCCGGCTTTCCTGCGGTAGAAAACGAAACCAGCATTGGTGTTTCGCTGACGAAAGTCGCTCCATGGACAAGGGCAATTAGCAATACCCAAATCGATGCTGTTCTGGTGCGTGTCGGTATTAATGGGCTTCAGCAGCAGGAGAATGATGGCGATATCGTTGGCACAACTGTTCAGTACCATATCGATCTTGCCATTGATGGTGGGGTTTACGCGACGGTAATGACCAAAACGGTTACGGAGAAACTCAGCTCTCTCTATGAATTGACACACCGTATTAACCTGCCGAAAGCGAACACAGGCTGGCAGATTCGGGTCGTGCGCGATACCGACGACAGTACCAGCCAGATGCTCCAGAACAAAACGCAGGTACAGGCGATCACCGAGGTGATAGATGCTCGCCTGCGCTATCCGCATACTGCGCTGCTGTATGTGTCATTCAACGCAAAGTCATTCAGCAATATCCCGAAGATTTCTTGTAAACCTAAAGGTCGGGTAATCCGCATCCCTCAGAACTACGATCCGATTACACGCACTTATGGCGGTACATGGGACGGTACATTCAAGTGGGGATGGACGAATAATCCTGCATGGATCTGGTTCGATATTCTTACTGAACCTCGCTTCGGCCTGGGTCGCAGGGTTACGCCAGCGATGCTCGATAAATGGGAGTTATATCGTATTGCCCAGCGCTGCGACCAGAAGGTGGCGGATGGTAAGGGTGGCAGCGGTACCGAGCCTCGCTTTATGTTTGACGTTTATATCCAGGCTCAGGCCGATGCCTGGCAGGTGATTAAGGATATTGCGGCTGGTTTCAATGGCATGACGTTCTGGGGCAACAATATGTTCAATGTTGTCTCTGATATGCCTGCGGATACGTCAAAACTTCAGATACTCACTCGAGCTTCTGTTGTCGGTAAGCCAACGTACTCCAGCGGAAGTGAAAAGAACCGATATAGCTCAGCGCTGATTAACTTTAGCGATCCGGAGAATCACTATCAGGACCGAACTACAGCAGTAATGTTTCCTGACCTGGTAAAACAGTTCAAGTTTAAGCAGACACAACTCACTGCAATCGGATGCACGCGCGAAAGCGAGGCGCAGCGCCGCGGAGGGTGGGCCGTCTACTCCAACTCGCTGGATCGCATTATCACTGTTCAGACGGGACTTGATGGCTTCGCTTATGTGCCTGGGACCGTATTTGCGTTTGCAGATGAACGGCTATCTGGCCGTGTCTATGGTGGACGTATCACTGATTACAACGCCGCGCTGAAATCTGTAACTACCGATCGGGGTACAAGTGCCGTACCTGGCGACACTCTGATGATTCGTACTCAGGGTGGTACCGTTGAGAGCCGAACCATCCAGGCAGTTAATGGCCAGCAACTGATACTGGCAACTGCCTTTACTGCTGAGCCATTACCTAATGCCATTTTTGTTATCGATGCAGGTCAGTTGCGCCTCCAGTATTTCCGTGTAACCAATCTGACATTTAACGATGAGGAGAACACCTATAGTATCACCGGTGCAGAGTACAACGGGGCGAAATATGATGCCGTTGATAACAATGCCCGACTGGATACGCCACCGATCAGTCTGATACCGACAGGCCTGGTAGGGCAACCGTCGAACATCGCAATTAGCAGCTACGATTCGGTCCGCCAGGGGCAGCGTATCGCCACTATGGTTGCGAGTTGGGATGCGCCAGTAGATAAAAACGGGAAACCTCAGGCTGATATCGTCGCGTATCAGGCACAGTGGAAACGTGGTGATAATGAGTGGATCAATATTCCCGAAGCAGGCCTACGCAATATAGAGGTCTCCGGAATTTTTTCCGGTGATTACCTTGTGCGAGTCCGCGCTATTAATTCTGGTGGCGCTTCCAGTTTGTGGGCATCTTCTGTTCTGACTCATCTCACTGGGCGTACAGGGGAAGTTCCCAAACCGGTTGGTCTGCGCACCACAGCAATCAACTGGGGTATTCAGGTTGACTGGTCCTTCCCGGTTGATACAGGTGACACCCTCCAGACTGAGTTGCAGTATTCAGTAAACGGCAATGGGGATAACCCTCTGCTGCTTGCCGGAGTTCCTTATCCGCAACACACCTACACACAACTGGGCTTAAAGGCTGGTGTTGAATTTTGGTACCGGGCTCGCCTGGTCGACCGTATTGGTAATCAGAGTGACTGGACCGACTGGGTTCGTGGTGAATCTAATGCGAATGCTGACGACTACCTGGGCGATATTGCTGATGACTTCCTGACGTCTGCAGACGGTGACCGCCTGACAAGCGACATTGATACCAACCTCGAAGCCGCATTGCAGAACGCGCTGGCCAACCACGCAACGGCTGAACATCAGTGGGCGCAGTATGGTGAAGTCCGCGCGGATATTCTGGTGGTCAAAACGACCATTGCTGATGTTGATAAAGCGATGGCTGAAATGACCACCCAGGTACAGGCGCAGATTAAAAATGAC